GTTCTTTATGAACTTTGCCCACAATCAGCGTCCCAGCAGGGCGAAACAGCTTTCGCATATACATCCCAGGGCTAAACTGGTGTTCTGTCACCAATTCGGCCTGGGGCATCGTTGCCATTTCCGCTTGGAGGCGCTCTACCTGTTCCCGCGAGACATGGCTAGGTAGATCAAGGTCGTTCAAAACGTACCCCCCTTGACACCATTCAAGGCCGTGAAATCGGTGAATTTACCCGCAGCAGGGGTTGTCAAGCCAATGGTGGAATTGTTGATTATGCTGTTGGTGATGGTCACATTGGTGATCGACCCACCCGTGATGTTGGTGTTTGCCACATTCAGCGTGATGATGTTGGGATTCATCAACCATTGCATCCAAGGAATGCTGGGCCGTCCCGTGGTTTTGTCAAGAAATTCCGAATAGGGAATGTTGATGTTACTGTTTGGGAGTGCGGTTGCCATCAGTTATCCCCAGCAGACATTTTGAGTTCGGCAGAAACAATGACCGCTTTCACAGGGTCACTTATCGCCACTTCAAAAATCCTATCCCTTGACCAGCCCAAGCGCCGCCACAAGGCACGATTGACATACCCGCCCATCTTTCCGATGCTTACCCAATGCTCATTTGACCAAGTAGAACCGCCATCGTTTGACCATCTCAGCATGGCCTGGGGGGTCTGCCCTTGTCCCAGATTCAAACCAACCCCTGGTTGAAACTGAATCTGGAAAGAATCAAAATACTGGCGCTGTAAGTCTTGGGTCAGGTGAATGGCTCGGCGCAGTCTGCGAATTGTGTTGCCGTTGTCTGTATATACAGCGTTATCTAAACTGTAAATCTTGCCGTTTTCGTAATCGCCCACAAGGTTTTTATTGGCAAAGAATGCCGCACAGTTTGACCGATGGCGTTTGTAAACTGACAAATTGGAATCCCAAGATAACCACTTGTGCCAGCTTTTGGTTGACAGGTCATAAACCCAAGTAAGGCCATATTCCCCAACGCTGGGGAAGGTGACCACATACATCTCATGGCCTTCAATCTGGTAGGTGTAGGCAATGGCATCAGAGGTCACCGAATCAACCAATGACTGCTCAACAGCGTGGGTGCTGATTCTGACCCAGGTATAACCTTGCATCATCTCAATGGTTGCCGAACCTCGGGTGTCTTTTGCCACACAAACAAAAGTCTCGCCCAATCGCGCCAATGAAAACTTGGCATCAATACCTGATTGGCTTGATGTCCCTGGCACTCGCTGGAAAGGGAAAGTCGTAATGCCTGAGATTACATTGCCCACATCTGTCCAAACCTCGGTGGTGATTTCTCCAATTAAATAAACCTGACGCTGATTCACAATCAGAGTCATCAATAGGTCAGATGCGCCATCAGCCGTGCCGTACAGGGCTTGGCTTGATATGCTTCGCCCCAAGTCAGTACACGCCCAGTTCTGCGTTCCTACCTCGTTATAAATGTTGTAGTTGTCAACGTTATCAACTACTGATGCACCCTTCCAAGGGCCATCTGTGCTTGGCAAAGTGGCAAATGTGTTGGTTGCCACAACCCATGTATATCGATTTGGGCCATCCACAATGTAGGCAGTCAATCCATTTACCGTGTCAATGTTGTCTGATATAGACACTTGCCCCGTGTTGGTGGTCAGCGTACCGATCTGCGTGGCAACAAATGCCGTGCTGACCTGATAAACCCGATTTCCTGCCACCGCAATCAGGATGGTTTCGCCTGACATGGTGTGCAAGCCTCGCACCTCTGCCGCTAGAAGTTGAACTTCCTGCACCAATCCAGGCGTGGGGTATAACGCCACAATGCCCCTGTCCCCAGGTTGCTTAGATGTGTCAATCTCAGCATAGAAATTGATGCACTCCTGGTCACCTTGGTAGATGGATGGCGCAACGTAAGATGTGCCGACAAAGCCAAAATCAGGCATTAGCGGAAGCCCCCATCCATAATAAAGCCCGCATCCTTAGCCCTGCCTACCATCAAGCTGTCAGGGTATCGTGCAATCTGAGGTGGGCGCATATTGGTGCGCTTGACCGTGGCTTTGGCTTGCCCAGAATAGGCGTTGATCATGGCAATCTGTACCTGATTGACCTTGCCATACATAGGCAGCAAACGTTCAGCCAAACACCACCGTAACGCCATGTTGTAGCCTTGGGGCAGTTGAATGGTGTCGTTCAGCGTGGCAAATTCTCTAAAAATCGTTTGCGTAAACAAGTGCAATTCACCTTGAGACGGGTTTGGATAGACATAAATTGTCCCCAGCAACTCAGAGGGTTGGTAGTAGATCGCCTTTGCCCAAGGGCCGTTCAATTGCTTGATGCCGATGGATTCATATTCTTCAAGGCTCAGAATTGACAAAGGATAGTCAAGATACCCACCAGCAATGTTTGACCCGCCTTGCATGGTGGCAACCCGCACAAAGCCAGATTCAATCGTTAGCGGGCGCTCATAGTAGGCCGTGATCGTGGTGCTGGATGCGGTTTGGCTTGGAGTGACGGTATACGTCCCGCCCTCGTTTACGTTGCCCCCTGCGCCCGTTGTAAAGCCCACAATTCTCGTTCCCGCTATGATGCCTGTGCCTGATAGCGTCTGACCGATGTTGATGCCGCCAGCAGTTACCGCATTGGCTGGGACGGTCAAGGTTGTGCCAGCAATCGACCCTGTAAATGTCGCACCCATCTGACCGCTTGGCCCAATGGTGTACTGAACCTGATTTTGCGTGGTCTGGAAAATGATCTCTGACCGATAGAAAACCATCATGTTTTCATTTGACCATTGGGCAATCATGTCGTTGAGCATATCCAGGCCATCTTGCGCCTCGTCTGCCGTTGGCACTTCACCAGCGGCGACAGCGCCAATGTCCTTCATGGCTCTACTAATAATGTCATTAGGTGTGGTCATTGTACAAACTCCACTACATCACCAACATTCAAACCAACATTAAATGTTATTGTTGTTGTGTTAGTTTCAACATAAGAACCTGGTGTAGTTGCTCCAAGGATTTGCTTACTACCATTAACATAAACTTTCATACTATTATTGCCGGTTATATAACTTAAACCAGTAAATGCTGTTTGCCCAGCAGTTGCTGTTTGATTTGAAGTGACTCCAGAACTAGGAATTCCACCACCCAAATTATCCATTGACCAAATTTGTGTTCCAGATGCTGTTTGTAAAATAAATTTATAGTTATAAATACTATTTAACCAAATTTCATTTGGGGGTCTTCCACTAGAATTTAATACTATTGGGTTTGAATTTGCAATATTTGCTGATTGTGTGGTGTATGTAGGCAATGGTGTTGTAGTACCAGCTTGATAGGTATAAAGCAATCCTCCAGACAAAGGAACTCCATTGTTGTCAAAAAATTGCCAACCAGCACCGCCTAATGGAGATAAATTTATACTCATGTTTTTCCTTATCTATAAACAAATGAATAACCAGCTAACTCATTACCAATCAATCCCGCATCAACAAAAAAATATTCTGAACTTGAATAACCAGAACCCCAAGTAATACCCAAAACTAAATTACCATTTGCGTCCAAATTACATTGAGTAATGGTTACATTGTATGGGTTAGTATTTACATCATAAATATTAATAGTTGCAGGAGGTTGATTAACAACTCCACTAGTACCTGGAATTGTATTGAATTTTGAAATAAGAAATGTAGCTGATGCGTATTTAGATGGGTCAGAAACTTTCCTAACAGTTACAAAAACTAAACCATGAAATCCAGTTTCATCTGGTACTGCATAAGGGAAAATTGGATAATATTGTGTTGTTCCAGGAGATGTAACTGCTATTGTTGATACTGTTAGCCTATTAGTTGTTGCTCCATTTATTGTTTTATTAAATTTATAGCCAATATTTGCAATAGTATTTTGTGTAAATTGACCTGCTTCAACATAAGTAAAAATACTGGGTGTTTCTACGGGCAGAGATGTTAGTTGTTTTAGGTAAGCGGCATTTAATTGTAACTGTGATGCAACAATATATAAACAACTAGGTATTTGATCTGAAGTTGTTAAACCATGTGCAGAATAACTCTCAACATAAAGAGCAGTACAATCTAATTGACATTGATTAAAATAATTACATGAATAAGTTCCTACGTTGTTTAACGAAAAACCCAACGCTCCATTAAGTTGCATACCTCTATAACCAGAAAAATTAGCAACTTGATAGCCTCTGACATAATTAAATACATTCACCAAACTTGTTGTTGTCGCTTGATAGCCATTTACAACTTGATAATAATTACCTGGAGTGTTATTTGCAACAGTAATGATTTGGCATCCCGAAACATAAGTTACATTTCCAATTGGAGCCGCTACTGTACCACTATTAGTTAAATTCCATCCATTATCTGCAAATACACAATTTATAATTGATGTTGTCTCTCCACCACGCATCATTAAGCCAAAATTTTGAAACAATAAAATAGTAGAGTTTTCAATCAACGTATCAGTTGATGACATATAAATGCCAGTCAATGCACTATTTGTTCCATAAACAATCATATTTGATAATTGTCTAAAATTAGTAGATGCGTTAATTGTTCCAGTATCTATTGACCCAATTAAATTGCATCCATCACATTTAATAACAGAATATTCAGTAATTAAACTAGATAAGTTATTTATACTTGCTGGACTAAAATCACTTGAATTGTTATAACTTGCAAAATTTATGATAACCGCACTATTTGCTGGTGTTATTCCTTTAAGATAAACATTTACACTTAAACCACTATCTAAAGAAGATGTAATTCTGTAATGACCAACAGGGAAAAATACTGTCGCACCATTAGCGGCAACAATTGCGGCTTTAATAGCATTAGTATCATCTGTTGTACCATCTCCAACTGCACCAAAATCTTTTACAGATATTGTTTCTTGCAATTTTTGGTTAAAAGGTCTATTTACAGCACTACCATAAAAATTAGTGCCACCTTGGTCATATTTTGGAATTAGTGTACTCATTTTATTATCTTGTTCCTATAACTGGAGGATTAGGATTAACAATTATTTGTCCATTTTGCAAAATGTATTGATTATTTATCAATTGAAAATATTGATCGTCTGTTAATTGAATTGCACCAATTGGCAAAGGATAAGAATCTTCACGAATTTCAGTTACGCCATCTGTTCGTACTATTGCGTATTTCATCTAACTCTCCTTGCTCTAATAGCACCATAAATTTCAAGACCTGTAACTGTAAACCCAACTTGAGCATTAAAATAAATTGTGGTTGTTGAAGACAAAGAAACTCTTGTAACTGGTATTGCAAAAGATGGATTTGTGTATGCCCCAATAGCTTGTCCACCTGTTGTGTAACCTGTCCCAACTACTGAATCACCAAAACTGAAAGTTGTGCTTCCAGTGGATATTCCTGCAAGTAAATATTGAACAAGAGTTGACGAAAGTAAAAAAGCAACAAAATCTCCTGATACGTCCCAATCTCCAGCAGTTAAACTAATTGATGTAACTGTTGCGGGGTTCGCACCCGAAGTCATTGATACTCTTGAACCTGATGGAACAGAGGAAACAACATATTCACCAACAGACCCTGTTTGAGCATTATCATTTGTTGTTGTTCCTACTATTCCAGCAGTAGAACTAGGTGTTATTGTTGAACTTGCAGTTATTGTTGTAAATGCTCCTGTGCTTGGGGTTGTAGCTCCAACGGTTCCATTAAGTGCACCACTAAATCCAGTAGAAGTTAAAATTCCTGTACTTGGTACAAAACTAAGTTTAGTGCTTGAAGTGGTTTGAGGTAAATTACCAGTTGTTGCAGAAACAATGGTTGGATACCAAGTTGCACTTGAACTTGTGTTATCTGTAATTGCAGTATTTGTTGCGTTTGTAGCTGTTCCAACTGATAAAGTAGATTGAGCTACCCAGGTTGGAGCAGAACCATTAGACTGTAAAACATATCCATTTGTGCCAATTCCAAGTTTAGATAATGCTGAACCACTTGCATAATAGGGCAAATCACCTGCTGTGTAACTTATTAGACCAGTACCACCAGCACTTGTCGGTACAGTTTTCCAACCAATCACTTGGACTGCCGCAGAATTGTCTTTATAAAATAATTTGCCATCAGTAATATTGATAGCCAGTTCACCATTGGCAAGATTAGCCGCCAACGGCACATTGGTTGTTGTGCTACTGTAATACAGTTGAATGGGGGTAAAGCCTGTTTGTGCCATTTAAATGCTCGGTGTAAAAACTTGTGGCAACCAAGGGGCAACAATTACCCGTTGCGTAATCGCCGCCTGTTCTTCTAATCGGGCTTCAACTTGTTCGCCAATGTCGGCAGTCACCCAACCAATTACGATTTCCTCGGTCACATCAGCAAATGGCACGGTTAACTTTGGTTCGGCAAACTTCCACCAGCCCTCAGTTTCCACTCCATTTTTAACGCAGAAATACCGTGCGCCTGTGATCAAGTCGCCATCGGCTTGAATTTCCAAGATTTTCCACATCAGAATGTGCCCCCTGTGACGCCGCCCGTAGCGGTCAAAGCGCCAGTTAAAGAAAATGTACCATAAACACTAATAGTATTGGTTGCGCCCGAAACAGCAGAACCAATATTTATTGCAGTTGTTGAACCAGCAAGACCACCCGAACCTAAGTTGATTGTTTTGGTAAAACCTGATGCGGTTGCTTCTGCTTGGATGCTAGTTGTTTGTGATACTGTAGATTGACCAACAATTATATTTCCTGTTCCAGCCGTACCACCAATTGTCATTACACCTGATGTTTGTGTTGTATGAAGATTTGATCCTAGTGTTGCTGAACCAGTAAAATTTAATAAGCCAGTAGCTGTCAATGTAGAAATGCTTGGTGAAGAAGCTAAAATTACAGCCCCACTTCCGCTTGCGGTACTAAAATTTGTAAATGCAGCTTCCCAATCGGCGGCTGTTGTTAGTGTTGTACCAATACAAGTACACATAACAGATGTATTGAATGGTATTGTTATTACAGTATTTGTCCCAGAGGATGACCTAACAGTTACTACCGCAGCTGAGTTATTACAAATAAGGAATGTCCATCCAGTTTGCAAGGTAGAAGTAACTGGAAGAACTACTGTTTGTGTTGTCGAACCAGTAAATAGCTGAAAGTAACTGCTGGCGTTAGTTAATGTTGTAGTTCCTGCGGCTGTAACAGTTGATGTAAATCCCATCAAATTAGCCATTGCTGCATTAGCAGTAGATGCCCCTGTTCCACCATTGGCAACTGCCACAGTTCCAGTTACGTTTGCTGCTGTACCTCCAATAGAAAGACTTGATGCCGTACCTGTCAAACCTGTACCAGCACCAGTAAATGATGTGGCGCTTAAAACTCCCGTGTTGGGCACAAATGAAAGTTTTGTAGACGAAACGGTAACTGGATTGTTTCCTGTTGAATTAGTCAGAATTGCAGGATACCAAGTCGTTGCCGATGTTGTGTTATCGGTTGTCGCCACATTTGTGGCATTTGTTGCGGTTCCCGCTGTGGTTGCAGACCCTGCTGAACCATCAATATTTACCCCCGTCAGGGATTGGGCGCTACTAGCCCGATTCAAAGCAATTGAGGTTGTTCCAATATACAGGTTTGAATTTCCCAATACACCACTGGGAATCGTGCCCGATAACTGACCCGCTGGGAGATTTGTCAGGCTTGCCCCCGACCCGCTAAACGCTGTGGCGGTCAACAATCCAGAACTTGGGTTGAAGTTGTACTTTGTTGAACTGACCAAAGTGGTAGTTAAACTGCCTGTGGTTTGGTCGGCAAACAAGGGATAACGAACCGCATTGGTGGTCGTGTCATCTGTGACCGTGGCATAAGCGGTTGGGACAACCCAGCTTGGGGCGCTTGTGCCGTTAGATTGCAGAACTTTGTTGGCATCCCCCGCAGCAGAGGCCAGGAACACCGTTGTTCCCGTTGCGGATTGGTAAGGTATAGATGCCGCTGCACCACCCGCCAAGTTGGTTGCCGTGCCTGTGATGTTTATCGCGGCTGTACCTGTTAAGTTGGTGACTGTGCCGCTAGAAGGCGTACCCAAAGCCCCACCATTGACCACAAAAGCCCCAGCAGTGCCCGTGTTCGCGCCAAGGGCAGTAACCACACCCGTGCCTGTGGTGACCGTGCTAGGCGCTACACCAGCCCCGCCACCAACCATCAAAGCATTTGCCGCCAACAGCGCAGACGATGCCCAGGCCGTGCCACTTGTGAAATAAGGAATGCCGCCACTCGTACCCGCCACAGTCAGCGCCAAAGTGCCGTTTGTGGTGATGGGCGAACCAGCAACCGAAATGATGCCGCCTGTAAAAGTCTGAGCAATTGATGTGACCGTGCCAACAGTTGGCGTAGCCCAAGACGGGATACCTGATGCCAATGTCAATACTTGCCCATTTGTGCCAGCACTTAAAAATGCTGTTGCACCAGAACCGCTTTGATAGACAACCGCCCCAGCAGTTCCCCCTGCAATATTTGTTGCAGATGTTGCCGTAGCAGCGTTGCCAGATACCGACCCCGTGATGGTGTTGGTTACTGTCAAGTTGGTCAGTGTTCCTAAACCCGTAATGCCCGAATAATTGCCTGACAATCTGGCGCTGTCAATCGTGCCGCTGGTGATCTGAGTTCCCGCTATGGCAATGCTTGTGCTTCCCGCCAACGTCAATTGACCTTGAGCATTGACCGTAAAAGTCCCGACAGATGATGCCGAACCATACGCAGTTGCAGTCACCCCCGTGTTGGTAATGCTGAATGTGCTACCTGTCAGGGTTAATCCAGTACCCGCAAAGTAAGACCCAGCCCCAGAAAACTGCGACCAATTAATCGCGGTCACATCAATCGTGCCGCCCTGGTTAGACGTGCAAACCCACCCCGTATCTGCTAGGGTTGTGCCTGATTCAATAAACGTAAACGCTGATGGCACTTCTGCCCATGTATTCATGTCGGCAGATCGTGCCCAAGTGCCTGATGCCGCCACATAAATGCCGTTGAATTGACTCAGAGTCTGATTCTTGACCAGAATCCTATCTCCAGCGGTCAATGTAGAAGTCCAATCGCCATTTGCTTGAACCGCCAACCCCGACAGGGTAATGTTTGCCGTGGTTGAGTAAACACAGGATGCTTTTACATCCAAACCCTGTGCCACCGAATCCACATAGCCTTTATTGGCAATGTCTGTGTCGCCAGTTGGGGTTGTGGTAATTGTCCCAGTTACCGTGCTAATGTTCGTGAATGTGGCATTTGCAGGGCCATAAAATGGCGTTCCAGCAGGGCCAACAAAATACTGAAGGGCAAAGGTAGGCTCGGGCGCAAAAACGCCCTGCACAGGGACAAAGTTAGTGGTCTGGGTGACCGCTGTGGTCATGGCTTACTCGTAGTAAACGGTAATGCTTGCAGTCCCAGAAATGACAACATACAACCCGTTTTCGGTAGTGATGCCATCGTAAAAAGAATAATTTGTTGCCGCTGTCATCACAAACGTATCAATGATTTTCATGCCCGTGCCAGTGGTTTGGGTATCGTAAACAGTGACGGTGGGTGAACTCGTTGCGCTGCTACAAAAAATGCCTTTTAATTTTGCGGCTTGATTTTTGATGTTTGCAGTTGCAGAAATCTGTGCGTAATTGCTTGACATAGCTAACCTTTCAGTTCATCAAATTATATGCTTCAAAAGAGAAAAAGCCACCCCTTTTGAGGGCGGCCCTTTCACTTAGTTCATGCCGTTTTAAGGCAGGAAGGTCAGGTCGTAACCGTAGATAAACACATCGGCGGTAGCCGCTGCGCCTTGAACGGTGGTGTTGCGAATGTAAAGAGGTGTACCCGTAACAGCATCGGTTGATGTTGCTGCGGTCACAACCACTTTAGCGGCGGTGGTGTTGCCCGACAAAGCATAAGTCGATTTGACTGCCGTTCCCGTTGCGCCTGGGCCTGTGTAGACTGCCAAATAAGCAGTATCCAAGCTGATAGAGGCATTGGTAACGATGATGCTTTGAACGCTGACACGGCCTGACACCAGGATTGGTGCAATGGTGTCGGCAACTAGGTTAAGGTTAACGCCCTGTGCAGAGGCAATCAAGCGCAAAGCCTGATTGGTTGCCAAATTACTGGGGTGGTTGGTGACAGTGGTAGCTGCGCCTGGATTTGCCATGATGTTTTCTCCAAAAGTTAATGTTTAAGCTGCAACGCGGCAAGCCAACTCAGGGTACAAAGGCGCCCAGCCGTACAGCACATCAACGCGAGTCGGAATCGAATCGTTATTGATAGTGTACTGACGCACGACACGCAATGACAGACCCAGTTCCTTGTCGCTTGCACGACCAGCGAACACAACGCCATCAGGCAGTTCCAAGTCAGCCGTAGCCAAGGTGAATGCGTTTTTGTGCATCACGATGTTTTGGGGAGACACAGTACCTGTTTTGTTGAACGGGGTAACAACAGCGGTAGCACTGGTGCTGGTAACGCTCACGTTTTGGAATTGACCGCCAGTGATGACAGCAGGGCTGACGGTCACAGAGGTAGTGCCAGAGGTGGCGACAGTGGCGGCAGCGGTCACAACAAAGTTACGCAGCTTGCCAGAACCGTATGCGCTACGGTTTTGGGGGTTGACAGCGTAAATGTTTGCGATCTGGATGACGTCACCAACTTGCAAACCAGCAGTAGCGGTGGTGGCGGTCAGTGCAATGGTGGAGGTTTGTGCCCAACCAGTTGACAAAAAGCCAGTGCCCGTTGCGGTATCGCAAGCCAGAGTCGCGGTGGAATAAGACCCAAACGTTTGGTTCACAACGTTTTGATCCATCTTCCAGTTCATGCCAGCAGAGTCACGGCCCATCATGCCCTTTTGGTATTGCTTGCCGATCACATCGGGAGGAACAAACAAACCCTTCAAGCTGTCCACAATGGTTGCGCCCGTGAAAGGCTCAACGATACATGAACGGCGACCATCGCGGGGTGCACCTTCAGCGTCCAAATACGCACCAGCGGTCAAGTAGGTGAGCAAGGAGGTTGGGGGAGTGCCAGCCGTACCAACAATGTTGGCGGTGCTGTTTTTTGCCATAGTCAGACCGTCAAAGTCCACCTTGTTGGCAATAGCTGCCACTGCGGGTTTCAGCACTCGATCAGAAAATGCGTCCAACGAAAGTGCCAAATCAACTGTCGTAAACTGGGTGTCGACGTGAAACTGAGTACTTAAGGTTACAGGCACGCTGGTTTCATTGAAGTCTTCAACGTTCAATGCTGGGCCAGTAGTTCCAAGGAAACGACCAGGACGGCGGACATTGAGGGTATTACCAATTTTCGCACCACTGACCGCGAAGGCGTCATCATAATTGCGGTCGACCTCGCTGGAGAAGGTCAACTCGTTTTCCAAAACCATCAATGCTTCATTGGTGATCATTGAAATAGTCAAAAGATTATTACTCATTTTGC